CGAGCATATTCTTAAGGCCGTCAATGATAGGCGGCAAAAAGTCCAAAATGATTTTACCGAACTCCTCTTGCAAGTCACCAAAGGAATTTGCCAGCTGCTTCAATCCACCCGTGCCCGCCTTTGCTGCCGCCTCTGCACTACCTCCGTATTGCTTTTCTAGTTCGTCAAGTATTATAGTTTGCGCTTCTGCTAGTCTTCCCGATTCAGTCAGACTTTTAATAACTGCCTTTTGGTCTTGGCTGAACTGTATACCGGAACGGCTCAAGGCGGTAAGGTTTGCAATAGGATCATTCAGCGCCTTACCTAATTGAATCGACGCGCTTTTAAGGTCGCCATCTAAACGCGTAGCCAAGTCAAGCGCTACCTTTTGCGTGCGGGTAAACTGATCGCCAGCGATGTTGGTGAACGTCAGTAGTTGTGACGTTGCATCTTTTAGTATCTCCTCATCTCCGAATATGGTTTTGCTTTGCAGGTCAGCGCTCATTTGCTGCAACTGCTTGGAAGTAAAGCCAACCAAATTGCCAGTAGATTTTAAACCTGCATCAACTTGTGCAATGGCTTTGGCTTGTTCGTCAAATGCTTTTACGGCTGTAAAGCCAAGCGCCGCAATCGGGGCAGTTAAGCCCATTGTCATATTTTTGCCCAGCGTCTTTATATTCTTGCCAAAGGTCTTTGTCCTCCGCATTGAAGCGCCCAGCGCTTTATCAAATTGACGGGTCTGCGCCCCTATCGTTACAATTAAGTCATTCAGCTTTGCCATTCGTCGCGTGCTTTAATTCGTGCAATCAATTCCTCTTGTGTTAAGTTAAGCGCATTTTGTTTTGGCTTTTCCCACGGGAACTGCATTAAATCCTTTGGCCGCAATTTACGGCCTTTTTTCAGGTGCGGTTGCATAATCATAGAACCGAGCCACCGAGTGCGCTCCCACTCCAAACGCTCGCGCATTTCTTCGTTCTCTCTGTTTGCGTCTAGTGCAAGGCTTATCTCGCCAAAGGTCATAGACCAAAACGCAGAAGGGGACAGGCGCAATATGCCCATCCCCATCTTAATAACATCGGTCCAACCTATCTGCTGGTCAGTACCGTCTATGCTTTTTTTTCGCTGCTATATTCGCCCAGTACGTCAAAGCACTGTGTGACGTGTGCTAGTGTTATATGGTCTTCGAACTCATTTAACTCCATATCAAAGTCGATGCCTTCAAAGTCGCAGCCGCATTCTACGCCGACAAAGCACAAAAACGCGCAAGCATCAGCGGACAACTTAGACGGATCGGACAGACTAAACACATTGACTTTTGATTTTCGTTCAAATTTCTTTAGCGCCTTCATTGAATAGCGCACTGGGTATTCCTTACCGTGAATTTCTATCATGCAACTGTTTCGTCGATTGCTCCAGTTAGCTCAAATGTAGCTGAGTAGCTTGCTGTATCTTCTGTGCCGCCTGACTGCTCAAGGCTAGTGATGAACGCGTTTGCTGCAAAGCTTGCCTCACCTGTTCCCAGTGTTGCCTTGCTAAACTTTAAAGCCAATACGGCTCGGGTTTCCCAGGCTGCATACAGGTCAATAAAATCTTTGTTTGAACCATCTACATAATCAATCAAACCGCTGACGCTAATGCTGCCGCTTCGCACGCCGGGCAAAAGCTCACGAAATGCCGCGCTGTCTTTAGTTGTTATGTCAATAGTCTCAGCGTTCAAGGTCAACGACACATCTGTTGCTGCTGCAATTAGTGTTGATCCAATGTAAACGCCTAAATCTGTGCCGTTAAATATCGCCATCTTCGTCTTGTTCTTTTAATTCAATATCGTTTTCAGCCGCAATATAACCCTTTGCAGCCAGCTCATTTGCAAATAACGGATGCACACTAGGTTGATCGCCTTTCTTCCAGCTGTTACCCTCTAGCTTGCACGCCTTCAACAATGTTACTTTCATAGGTGCAAGTTAATCAATAATCGTTTAAGGCATTAAACTTTCTATTGCTTCTATATCTTGTTGCGTCAATCCGTCCGCATCGTGGCTCAATTGCATCCCAACGAAAACGGCTTCGCAGTATATGCCCAGCACGTGATTAATAAAAAGCTCCGCGCCTGTGACCGCAACAACCGCTTCAATTTGTTCTTGAGTGTATTGCATTAGATTATAATCATGTTTGCGTTCGTTAAATTAATCTGTAAAGTGTCATTAATCACTGTGTAATTTGTGCCGTCCGTGCTTCCGCTAATGGTAACGTAACGAATACTTGAACCGCTATAAAATTGAATAGTGCCGCTGCTCATTGTATAGCTTGCACCCATGTCAATAATTAAATAATTGTTTGCGGTTGAAGTTGTAAGTGACCACCACCATGTGAAGGTCGTTGAGTCAAAGGCTTTGTAGGGTGCATACCTACTAGTAGAACCGCCGAACGTATGGCCCGCACTTGCCACAAATGGACTTGGTGCGTTGTTGGCTGTCATGTCGCTAGGGTAATCTGTGCCGCTGCTTGTATATCTCCAGTCCCTAATAGCCATATGTAAGCTGCTGGGGCTGCCTGAAGAATCAACTCCAACGCATTTGAAATATCGAAAAGTTGCCGGCAGTTTATCATAAGTGCCTGTTACCTCTGCGGATTGTACAAAATTGCCGAACTCCTGCACCCGCACTTTTACGGTTCTTGTCGAAGTGCTGGCGTTTGTATCAATCCACGTTAGCACGCCATTCGTGTCCGTTACATTCGCATTGCTGACAATTTCAGTTCCTCCAATAAATACAGAAGCATTTACCGTTGGCTGCGTGTATGAAGCGTAGTTAGTAATGGTTACGGTTTGAACCGCTCCATAAATATCCGGTATCGTGCTTAGGGTTGGAGTAGTGCTTGCTGTACCGCCTCCGCCCTGCGTAGTAAAAAACCCATCGACGTTATTAATGTCCTCTGTTGGGACTCCTGAAATTTCTCCCATATTATGAATCTATTTGCACCCAATCTTTTGATGGGTCGAAGTAAACTGCGTATGCTGAACCAATCGCGCCAATATAGTAACCGACAACCCTTGAGTATTCGTCTGCTGTTGTTGGTGCTGTCGCGCTAAATGTACCCGCTGCGCCAAGCCAAAGAGGTGCGCCCGCAGCCGATCCGCTAATTGCCCCGCCTGCATCTACCATCCCTTGCAAAACAACTTGATTGCTTCCGGTGTGAAAACCAATTAGTTTCTTTGCATTGGCGTTATCTCTCGCGGCTAAGGCATTACCCATCACATCAATAATTTTGTCATCTGCTGCTGATATCGTCGCAGTCATCAAGATATTTTGCCCCGTGTTAAGCGCGTTTGTTGCGTAATTGGTGGTGATGTTGTCAAGCTTGGTTTTGTCTGCACTGCTCATTGAACCCGCGGCGCCTGTTGTCGCTGCCGTGATTGCAATGTTAGGCGTATTCCCTCCGCTACTTGTGATCGGTGCTGTACCAGTTACCGCTGTCAATCCACCGCCGCCGCCTCCGGTGCTTGCAATTGTGACTGTATCGCTTCCGTTATCTGTTATCGTGACGTTAGCGCCCGCTGTAAGCGTCAAGCCGCCCGTTAAACTATTTACAGATGTAACACCTCCAGCGCTTCCGTTTGCTGCCGCTGTAATCCTGCCTTGTGCATCTACGGTTATGTTCGCGTTCGTATATGCCGCCGCCGTTACCGCTGTGTTTGCAAGCGCAATCGTACCACTTCCCGTAATTGTTCCGCCGCTTAATCCTGTGCCAGTTGCTACGCTTGTAACTGTGCCCGCGTTGTTGCTTACATCTGCAAACGAAAGAACTCCCGATCCGTTAGTTGTTAGCGCTTGGCCGTTTGATCCTGCGCTTGTTGGCAGAGTCAAAGTATATGTCGCGCCCGCCGAATGCGCTGGCGACTGTATAGTAACGCCGTGCGTGTTTGCTTCGCAGTTCAAAATGATTGCCGCGCTGTTGGTGTCCCCTTTAACTTCTAGCACGCCCGTGCCTTTAGGCGCTACAATTATATTGCCGTTAGCTGTCGTGGTCTTTATCTCGTTGGCTTGCGTGTCTAGGTCACCTGTAAGTTGTGCGGTTGCCGCCATCAATGCGCCTGCTGTCGCTACGTTTGCTGCGTCTGTTACGTCTGCGCTTGTTTCAATCCCAGCCAACTTTGTTGCATCTGCTGACGGGTAAGTATTTTTTGCAGTGTTTGCAGCAACAGCGCTCGCATCGGTGTAACTAACTTTCGCAGTGTTCGCGGTAATCGCCGAGGCTTGCCCTGACGTTATTCCTGACTTTGCGGTGTTTGCTGCGACCGCTGAGTCAAGTGCAATGTCTGCTGTTCGTGCTATCGTGCCTGAGCTAGTTGGCAAACTTAACGAGGCGTTAGCACCGCCTGAATATCGCAGATAAGCATAATGCGTTGCGCTCTTTATATGTAGCTGCGTGCCAACAGGTATATTTAAAATAGCTTCGTTTGCTGAGGTTGATCCATCAATATTAAGCGCTGTGTATGCAGTCGTGCCGCTGCCGTCTGTCGCTACTATAAAATCAATATCGCCGGGGCTAGTTTCTGTTATAAGTATTTCGCTAATGCCCGTCTTTAGTTTTGCCGTTGTTGCGCCTAACTCTAAAGCGCTGTTGGTATTTGCACCGTCATTTATTGTAGTACTTACCCCTGTCTTTAGATTGGTGTAAAGCACATTTAAAAAATTAACAGGCTCCCACTTGCCCGTTGTGCTGTTGTAGTTAATTACGTCTTTACTGCCTAAGCCTGTAAGATTAACATCAGTCAAAGCCGCTAACGTTGTTGAGCCTGCACTGTTAGCCGCTTGCCATTCCTGCTCTGCTGCTACGTACTTAATAAATTGGCCATCGCTGACGCCCGCTACATCAACGTCAGATAGATCGCCAAGCTTTGCACCTGTTACTGGTGTGCCTGCTGCAATGGTTATGTTATCGCGCTTTATGCGAAAGGTATATGTCGTAACCTGTGAGTAACGGCGCGGGTCATATTCAATCTCTATGTCAACGTTGTTAAACTGTACAGACTCAACGTTCACGCCGTTGTATGTACCGCTCACGCGATCCAATGCACCGCGCACTTTGTCAGCTAAGTCGGCTGCACCGTTATAGCTGTCAGAAAAGCAAATAATTTCCATGCGCACTTCATCTAACTTAGACGGTCCGTCGTGCGTGTCTTCGGGTGCAACGCCCTGCAATTGGTAAACAATAAACGGCGTGGCTGTTTCTTGCTCTGCTATCTCAGGGAATATATTTGTGCTGACTATATCCGTAACAGCACTTGTGCTGCTTAAAATACCATATACTGCTTTGCCTACGTTCATCACTTATTCTTTTTACGTGCAACCTTATTGATTTGAAACTCGTATTTTTTTCGCATTAACTGGTAAGCTTTAGGTGCTGCCTGCGATATTGACTTAAAAAATACGCCTTTATTTCTGTTGTTGCCCTCTATAAATTGGTCATCGCCCTCTACAATATTGGCAAACCATGCGTCTGCGTCTTTCGGCGCTCTGCGTCCTACACGCGGCCCAACCCAATACGTACTGTGCTGTTTGTCAATCAACCATACTTTTATTGATCTGCGCAGAGTGCCAGGCTTAATATCAACCTTTGCTTTTTTGCCTCTGCGGATGCGAATAGTTTCCCGTGCATCCTTTATGTTACCAAGCATTTCCTTTTTTATAACCGCAGCAGAAGCTCTGTGTATTCTTTTTTGCACTTTTAAATCGGATACCTGTTTTCGCAGTGCGTCAAACTGTTTAACCAGCGGCGTGGTATTGGCGTGAATATGCTGCTGCGCCATTACGTACCGGATATTTGGCAAAACAAAACAAGCTGGTCTTCTCGGCCTATTTCTTCAATGCCCTGGATATTGTAAAACTTAGAATTGTACAGCACTCGGTCATCAGCCTTGACGCCACGGCTGGCAGCGCTGCTGCGTATCTTAAACTTTACACGCTGCACAGGCATATCCTGATCCGTTACAATGCGCTCGGTCATGCCGATTCCGTTCTTCATCAATTCCGCCCATACAGTAATTAGCGTGCTGTAAGTCTGCACGCGCTCGCCATATGTATTCGTGCTCGTCGTGTAACGTTGTATCGTTATTCTCCTGTCGCTTTGCCCTATTCTCATCGATCTGAAATTACACGGTATGGATTAAGTAAGCTGTGTATCATGTTAGGCACTTCGCTACTTATTGTACCTACTACAACAATATTTCGATTTTCATAATAATTCGCTACTAATAATTTTACCGCGTGCAGTAACCCGTCAGGGATAGAACCCTCGGCATAACCTAGCGTCATGTTGACCTGTACGCCATTACTTATGTATTCATAAACGCTTGGCGGTGATACAATGCTAATGCGTGCCGGCTTTCGCTTGAGGTCGGCATAGTATTGGTTTGTCGGCAGCGTGCTTGTTGTGCTTGCCGTTGGGTTGTATGTGATGCTTATAATGCTAGCCACAGGACCAATAGGCACTTCAAACATACCTTGAAAATTATCCAAGTACATGACAGCAGGCAAGTCACCGAGTTGCAAGTTGCAATAGTTTTGCACGTATTCAATGGCGGCGCTTCGTAGCGCTTCGATTAAAGTGTCTTCGTCGCTGTGGTCAACACGCAAAAAGGTTTTGAGGTCTGCCGTGCTTACAATGCTAGCCTCAGATGCCGTGCCTGTAATTTCAAGAGTATAGTACATATGGCTAAAATAAGGACAAAAAAAAGAGGAGACCGAAGCCTCCCCTTTCTATTAAGTATTTAACTATTACGAGTCAGCGCCCAGTATCTTAGCTGCTGCGAATGGCAACGCTCCAATTGATCCTGCTCGTCGCACCTTAGCATCGAAGAAAGTATCGACTACAATCTTGACTGTACCTGCTGAAATTCCGCTAAACGGATCCACAGTTACGTCGAGTCCTCCCCA